TGCCTGAAGGTCTTTGAGCCGTCAGGGTTGGGCTGGCGCCGCACTATATATATGAGTGTGCCATCCTTGTCGCGATATGCGTAAGTCCGCGGGTTGGCGTATGTCGATGAGAAGGCGAGGGATCTGGTGAACTCCTCGTGTTCCTCTCTCGGCTGGAGCGCACCTATTCTGATGAGCGCGATCTGCACGTCCTCCTGTGAGCAGCCGGTGTGGCATTTCCAGATGACGTGCTTGTCGCCGTCCTTGACGGACAAGCTGGGATTCTTGTCATCGTGCGCTGGGCAGCAGGCGATGTACTCACCTTCGCCGGTCTTTTTCACCTTTGTGAGGTGCTTGACGATGTCGGCGGCGGTGGTCACAGGGGAAACTTTGGTTGTTCTGGCGTGAAGAGCCATCGAGATTTGCACTGTCTCCGATCCCATCTGTCGATCATTTTTCTGATGTCATTTTGTGGGTCGCCATGTTGTGAACGCTCCATTATCGAGCATGACCGTTTGCGCGATATAATGAGCTTGCTTCACCTTTGATGGGTAGGCGTAAGAAACTAAGAGATTGGCGCCGGCCAATTCCAGTAACCGCCCGCCCGAAATATCGGCGCAATGGTAATGGACTGTCATGTAAGCGCCCTTTTTCGCAGCATCCACCAGACTGCCAACGCGCCGATCATTTTTGAAAGCGTCATCACTACAACGCCTGTCACCGATAGATGACCAATCATGGCGAGGAATACCGCGCTATCCAGCGGCGTCCCGACAAGGCTCGACAGCAGTACCCGTTGAGCAAAAGGCTTGCGTGTCCATGTGTACACAGCCCAATCGGCAGCTTCAGAAATAAGGAAGGCCGAGACACTGACGACGGCGATAAACGGATCAGCCATCCACCATGAAAGTGCGCCCCCGATAAGCATGGCCGGGATAACCCAATGTCCAACTTCACGCTGCGCGAAGTCACGGGCAACAAAGATGAACCCCACTACCAATGACATTGGCGGGAACATCTCGCCGCCCAGTAACGGGACCAACGGGACAACCGTGAAACCCCAATTTACGAGTACGATTAGGCCGATATAACCAAGTGTCATCTTCATCACTCAATCCCCACATCTTTTGCGAAGGTGTCATCGGGATGCCGCCGGTTCTCGAACCAGTCGGCGCGGGCTTCCGCATATTTGCTGATGACGATGGACCCGAACATCATCAGCTGATCGCGGGTCAGGTGGCGCAGATCAAACCGTTGAAGCTCATCGAGGTACTGCCCTGCAGCCTTGACGGCTTCCCAGAGCGGCTCGTCCTCGTCGCTTTCCAGCTTATGATCAGCCATGATGTAATCCGCGATCGCGTTTAAATGTTTTAACGAACAGGTCGCGAGGCGCTTACCCTCCCTGCCGACGAGGGACGGCATGAAGCCGAACCCTCGCGTTTGCTGCAGGCAGACAGGGCAGAGGAGGTTAGCCGTTCCAAGCACCGGCTGGCGCCGCGGCAGGAGCGGGTGCAGGGGCAGCAGCTGGTACGGGCTGTCCTGCCGCCGGGGCGCCGGCATCCCATGCGCCGCCCTGTGGTGCCGCTGCCGGCGGCGGTGCAGGCTGTTGGGGCGGTGGTGCAGGCTGTTGGGGCGGTGCCGCGGCGGGTTGCTGCCAGCCTTGTTCCGGCGGCGGGGCCGGCGGCTGTGCCTGGGCCGCGAAGCAGGCCGGTTGCGGCACCCACTGCAGGATCTGGAAGTTAGGCACCTGAGTGCTGTTCTTCCCGGTGGATGTGAGCGTGGATCCGGCGAACTGGATGACCGGATACATGCCGGGGTTCTGGGGCGCCTGCTGGCCGAGAATAGCGGCGACCTGGCAGAAGCCTTTCCATGCGCCGACGCTTGCCTGATCCCACATGACCACGGTATTGGCATCGACCGCCATCGGGATCTTCACACCCTCGGTGAAGCCGGCGCCGGGGTAGGGCAGGGGCGTGTGCGGTGCGGGGTTGGCATGCCAGATCTTCTGCCCGCCATCGGGCCAGTTCTCCCAGCCGGTGATGATGTTCTCGATATTCCAGACGCATCCGGTGGACATGGGCGGGAAGGGGACGCGGCCTGTCTCGACGTTGATCGACCAGCTGGCCGGCGGCAGTCCGTGCTTACCGGATCCCTGTGCATGCCAGAGGATGTAGCCGGCGTAATTCCCGCCGTCGCCGCGGGGCGCGTCGGGAGGTGGTGCTTGAAAGGTCATCGCTGTTCTCCATTGATGTTGATTTCGCGTGGGTTGGTGTGGCGGAATCCCCAGGCTGGCAGCTGCAGCAGCACCTTCTCGTCGGGGTATGCCGGGAAGTGCTTGGCCGCGGCGCACTCGATGTATTTATCGATGGCCGCGTTGTATGACGCCCAGCCCTCGCGCAGGCTGGCCGCGTCGAGTTCGTAGATGGCCGGCGCGTAGGGCGGTGTCTTCTCGATGACGAGAAACAGGAAAGCGTCGATCAGCTGCCCGCTCGCCTGCTCCCAGCCATATTTGTATGACGCCGCCTGCTGGTGGTAGCCGTACTTGGCGACGGACTGTGCGAATCCTGCAGGGCTGGCGTCGGCGCTGGTCTTCAGATCGAGGATAAAGCTGTCCTTCGCGCAGTCGAGCTTGCATTTGCACAGCTGCTCGCGGTAGTTCCAGAACGCCGCCTGTTCGTAGAGCGCGCCCTCGCCGGCCAGCAGACCCGCGAATGTGGGGTTCTGCCAGACCTTGTCACGCATGGTCATGGCGATGTTGTATTCCTTTTCGATCAGGATGATCTGACCCGCCTTCTCGGCCTTGTCTTTGGCGTCGGTCCACTTCTTGCCGCGCCGATCCGCCGGCCCTTGCACTATCATGGCGTCGATCTTGTCGGGCTGCAGGACGGCGATGTGGACGGCGCTGCCCAGCGTCATCTCGTCTGTAGGCGGGAAGGGGACTTGGGCATGAGCCGGGGTTTTGTTGTTGAATGTCCACAGATATGAGTTGGACAGTCCATAAGCGGCGAAGTATTCCTCGTCGCTGATATCGTGAATACCGGGTTCCATCACGCCACCTCTGCCATCAGGGAGATCCAGCCCGCCGTGTCCACTTGGCTATCGTGGTGTTCCGGCTGGTTCATCAGGCGGGCGAGCTTGACCCCAGCCATGATCATGCAGACATCGCCGGGACTAATGGGGTGCTTCAGCTTGTCGGCCAGCAGCGCGTTGAGAATGTTCGCGGTGCGATCCATGTTCTCGCGCGGGGTGCCGTAGTCCTCGCCGCGCTTCCCGACTGCCACGATGGCGTCCTGTAGCACCTCGAACCTGTCGTAAACCACGCGGTCACCCATCATGCCCTCCATGGGTCCGGTGGTCTGTGTCAGGGTTTCAGGATCGAGGGGATACCCTCCATTTCGTGTATCGATCATGCTCGTCCTCCTGTCTGTTGAGCGTACAGTGCGATCAGCGCCGCCTCGGCGCGACCGTCGTCCTTCTTGCGTTTGAATAGGTCCGCATTCGCGGGGAATAACTGTGTCGCTTTGGCGCGGGCCGCGTCTTTGTCGGCTGGAAGCTTGAAGTGTGATTTCCACTTAGCTGGAGACACTTGGCAATAACTGATCCGCTTGGCGGCGATGACGCCTTTGAGGACGCCGATCCCCTGTCCGAAATTGAATGCGGACTGGCGTCCCATCAGACGAGAGTTGACCGCCTCGATGTAGATTATGATGGGCGGGAACTCTTCTAATATATCAGCGAAGGCGGCGCCGTTGATTTCCTTGCCGAGTACCGGCATGTCCTCGATGTAAAGTTTGCCCCACTTGGGGTGTCCAGCTTGATACAGCATGGCGATGGCGCCGGTCTTGCCTGGGTCAATGCCGATGATCATTGGGCTGACAACGTTTTGACTAAGGCTGTTTCTGCATAATCCAGTATTTCTTCAGCATGCTGGAAACAGGCTTTCCCCATGGATTGTAGTTCGTTGGCTTTCCCCTGAAGTTCTTCAACCGTCATCATGTGAATAGGAACGCCGAGCCATTCGTCTTCACGTTTTATTTCGTAATGTGTTTGAAGGTAAGCAAACCCAGGCAAGACAAGCTCTCTCTGATCGTTTCCATTGATGCTGAGAGATTTGCTTATGAGTTTCGCTACTTCACGCCGGCACTCTGAAAATGCGAGAAAACGAACGATTTCTGCAGTTTCGGTTTTCGGTAAATCTTTGAAATAGACTTTTGTGACAGCGTTAGCCACCCAACGCGGTGCAATCACACTGTTTGTTTTCTTCACTCTTTCGATCTCGCGTAATATGTCCGAGCGGACTGTTTTCTT